AACAAAGTGACGGTAACTAGAACAGGCGGTGTGGGTCAAACTGCCAGTGATACAGCCAGCATTAATGATTATTTCCAACACAGCCGGGTCAGGGGCGGCATTATGCAAACAGATGCTAATGCTTTAAATCAGGCTGAAATGATTATTGCTTCCCGAAAAGAGCAGGGTGTAAACATACAATTAAATTCATTAACAGTTGATGCCTTTGGTGAGGATGATCCTGATCGCGTAGTTGCGGCGTTGAGTTTAGATATGTTTGACCCAATAGAGGTTACTCAAACCCTACCGGCAGGGAATGTAGTTACAGACAGCGTTATTGCAGGCCTTACCTATCAAATAACACCCAAATCTTTTCAAGTAACATTTACATGCGCCCAGCCTTTTGCCGTAGGATTTTTGCTAGACTCTACCGTTGATGGAATTTTAGATGAAGATTCTTTGGCTTATTAGGGGAGTGTGATGGCAACTTTTTCAGTTGGTCAGGTATTAACGGCGGCTCAAATGAACAGCATAGCTAATTTAGCCGTTCGGGCAGTTACCGCAACATCAGACACATTAGTGGTTACTGATGCAGATAATAAACTTATTACATATTCAAATACAGGCACAACTACAATTACAATACCGCCTTACAATACAGTGGCAATGACTACCGGATCAGTTGTAAATGTAATTAAAATTGGATCAGCCGGTACAGTATCTATTATTCAAGGTTCAGGTGTAACAATTGCTTCAGCCGGTGCAACTTCTACCAACCCAACAATTACCGGACAATTTAAAGCGGCAAGCATAATTAAAGTCAGCACAGATAGTTGGTATGTTGTAGGTGGAATTGCCTAATGTCTTTAATTCTTGGGATATTGGCGCAAGATGTTGCCGGCGCAGGTGGTGGTACTAGTTACGAATCTATTGCAACAGTAACAGTAGGTTCAGGTGGTCAGGCCGATATTGAATTTACTTCTATACCATCTGGATTTGAGCATTTACAAATCAGAGTATTATCAAGAGATACTAGGTCTGCAAATTCAAACAATTTTATTACAAGAATGAATGGTGACACAGCCTCAAATTATTCAATACATATTTTATATGGAGATGGGTCAAGCGCATTGGCTTACGGCGAGGCAAATTCAACTTATGCTATTGGCGGTACTGAAACTTCTGCCAGTGCAACTGCATCTATTTTTGGAGTGGCAATTATAGATATTTTAGATTATGACAACACAAACAAATATAAAACTTTAAGGTCATTATCTGGCAACGACAGAAATGGTGCTGGAGATGTGAGGTTTTATAGTGGATTGTGGCGTAACACTAATGCCATAACTTCTCTAAAATTTACTCCTGAAAGTTCAGGAAACTTTGCCCAATACTCATCATTTGCCCTATACGGAATTAAGGGAGTATAACAATGGCCGCAGGTTCAACATATACACCGATAGCAACTACTACTTTAGGTAGTAATCAAAATACAATTACATTTTCCAGTATAACTGGAAGTTATACAGATTTAATATTAGTAGCCGATAGCAATTCAACGGGTGCAGTTACTATTGAATTGCGTTTCAATAACGATTCTGGAAGTAATTATTCTCAAACTCGTCTGTATGGAAATGGCAGTTCTGCGGTATCTGACCGACATTCAAATCTGACTTTCATTCCTTATGTTGCTGGAACAGTTAGTTCAACAACATTAAGAGCCAATTATATTTTACAAGTGCAAAATTATTCTAATACAACTACTAACAAAACCTGTTTAATTAGGGCTAATTCTTCTTCAGATGCAGTTACCGCCCTTGTTGGTTTATATCGTTCAACTTCCGCTATTACTAGAATTGATTTAGCGTGTGGTAGTGCTACTGATTTTAGAACAGGCTCAACCTTCACCCTCTACGGAATAGCGGCGGCATAATGGCAAATACATATACTCTAATAGCGAGTGCTACTGTGGGTAGTGGTGGCACTGGTAGTTTTAATTTTACTTCTATTCCACAAACTTATACAGATTTAGTTATTCTTTCTTCATTTAGAAGCAATAGAGGTAATAGCAATATTGCTGATTTTGGTGTCCAATTTAATGGTTCTTCGTCTAATTATACAAGAAGAAGAATTTTTGGTGATGGCAGTGGTGTTGCTTCAGATACAGGAGTTGCTTTAGGTAATGCTGCTGGCAATTTAGCAAGTACATTTTCATCACATATTGTTTACATTCCAAATTATACATTATCAAATTTTAAATCTTTTTCAATAGATTCAGTTACAGAAAATAATGCGGCATCAAGTTTCACTTATGCAAATCTTATTGCTGCACTTTGGTCTGATACTTCAGCAATAACTTCTATTGAGGTAAGAGATTTTTCTGACGGAAATACAAACAATTTAGTGCAATATGCAACTGCTTACCTATACGGAATATCAAACTCATAAGGAGAAACAATGCCAACTAAACTAATAATCAATTGCGAAACTGGAGAGCAAACTGAGGTGGAATTAACTGCCGAGGAAGTGGCTCAAAGAGAAGCAGACGCTAAAGCGTATGAGGCTGACAAGAAAGCCAAAGATGCTGAATTAGCCGCGCAAGCCAAAGTAAAGGCTGATGTGTTAAAAAGGTTAGGGCTTACAGAAGATGAAGCCAAAGCCTTATTATCTTAATATTGGGTGATGGCAACAATTAGAGAACTCACTAGCCCTAATGGATGGCCGGCTAGTGAGGATCGCAAGGCGTTAGGCATTGAATCTTTTAATGTGCCAGGAACAAAAATAAAGTTTGCTTGTTGTAAAACCGTTGCGCCATTGCTTGTAAATTTTGCCAAAGAATTTCATGAATTAGTTGAACCCATTGATCAAGGCCAGTTAGATGATTGGGGTTATGCCTTCCGCATGACCAGGGGATCAGAGCGTGTATTAAGTAATCATTCATCCGGTACTGCCATAGATTTAAATGCAATTAAGCATCCTTTGGGCAAGTCAAATACATTTAATAAGCATCAGCGTAATACAATTAACCTACTGATAACTAAATATGGGTTGAAGTGGGGCGGCAATTACAAAAAGCGTAAAGATGAAATGCATTTTGAAATAGCATTAACCAGGCATGAAGTACAACAAAAAATAAAACAGTTAGGATTAAAATGAAATTAGATAAAAAGAAAAAAGAAATTGTTAAGTCATATTTAAGAAGCGTTGCAGTTGCAACTGTTACAACAGCATTGGCCTTAGTTGCAGATGTTCGGCCTGAGTTAGCAATTTTGGCAGGTGCTTTAGTTGCGCCTTTGATCCGCTATCTTGATCCTAAAAATGATCAATTTGGTGTTAATAGTTAATGAGCGTAAACGATTCGGCGGCCTTAGCAGTATCTACGGTCACCATTTTGGGCGCACTGGTAGCAACTGTTAGGTGGCTGGTAAAGCATTATCTAAATGAGTTGAAGCCTGATAATAATGGCCGCCACAATTTAGAAGGCCGTGTTGCACGCATAGAGGAAAAGATAGACACGCTGTACCAAATACTCATATCTAAGAAATAAGTCATCCGAATCCCCTACCCTATGGCCATGAAGATGTGTGTGGTTGTACCTAGTAGGGGTAGGCCTGAAAATGCAGATCGCTTGGCCAAAGCATTTATTGATACTAATGCTGATGCTGATCTTTATATTGTTGTAGATAATGATGATCCTAAATGGAATGAGTATGCAAAAAATGAATCTTACACAATGTTGCCGGCAGATAATAAAACAGGTGGTTGTGCCGCTTCTCTTAATACCGGTGCGGTTTTGCTTTTGGATATTACTAAGTTTCCTTTATATGATTATTTTGTTTTCATGGGTGATGATCACCTTCCTAGAACCCAGGGCTGGGATAAAGCCTTTATTCAAGCGTTAAAGAATAATGCTGGCATTGCCTATGGTGATGATCTATTGCAAGGCGAAAATCTACCAACAGCCTACGCAACCACGCGTGAAGTAGTTAATGAACTTAGGGGTATGACATTTCCCGGATGCATACATTTATATTTTGATAATTTTGTTAAACAGTTAGGCATTGATCTAGGCGCATTAATATATTTACCTGATGTAATTATTGAGCATCTACACCCAGTAGCAGGTAAGGCTGAAATGGATGAAGGTTATGCCAGGGTAAATCAACCTAAATGGTATGAAGAAGATTTATTGACATTACAGAAATATATCAGATCGCAAGAGTATGCAGATTTGGTAAACAAACTCAAATGAATATATTGATTACCGGATCACATGGCTTTGTTGGGCGTGCTTTTAGGCGTGCGTTGCCTCATGCTAATTTGACTTTAGTAGATTTAAAACAGGGTGTTGATTGCCGTAAATTTTTCCAATTAGAAAAAAAGCAATATGATCTTGTAATTCATTTGGCCGCAGTAGTGGGTGGCCGGATGCTTATAGAAAATGAACCGTTAGCCTTAGCGGTTGATCTAGCCATTGATGCTGAGTTTGCATCCTGGGCAATGAGAACTAAACAACCCTATCTTGTTTACTTCTCATCATCAGCCGCTTATCCCATTGAACTACAAACGCTAAGTAAAAAACGCCGGCTAAAAGAAAAGGACATCAATTTTAATAAAATTGGTAAGCCTGATATGACTTATGGTTGGTCAAAACTAACCGGCGAAATGTTAATGAACTACTTGCGTGAAGAAGATAGAAAGGTGCTAACCCTTAGACCATTTAGCGGATACGGCACAGATCAAGATTTAGACTATCCATTTCCATCTATTATTGAACGCGC